CCTCTTTCTTTCCAAGAAGCGATCATGGGTGTACCCGGAAAAAGATTTCTAGATCCTTTGTGTATGAGCACAGGTATGGGTTTTCCCGTATTTGGTAAGAAACAGAAGTGGTTTATTGAATACCATAGTGATAAAGGGGTCCTACTAGATAGAGTGCCAACGCAGCCTGTGAAAGACGAGTGCGAACGCATAATGTCATGTTGGGAAAGAGGCGAGAGAGCACATCCTGTGTTCTCTTCTTGTCTCAAGGATGAGCCTACAAAGATCGAAAGTATTAAGGTGCGAGTGTTCCAAGCGAGCGCTGTTGCATCCAGTATATGGGTTAGAAAGTATTTTTTGCCTATCATTCGATTCATGTGCCAGCACCCCCTTGAGGCAGAGTGTGCAGTTGGTCTAAACGCAACTGGTACTGACTGGCATCATATTTACGAACATGCTACACAGTACAATACTGCAGATTTGCTCGCTTGGGATTATTCTAAATTTGATGTAAGGATGGGTTCGCAAGTAACATTGGCCGCCTACAGTTGTATGATTGACCTTGCTGAAGCCTTGGGCTACAGTGAAAAAGACCTGTACATTATGAGAATGATGATTGCAGATTGTGTCCACCCTCTTTTGGATTTCAATGGTACTCTTCTTATGGCTTTGAGCTCTAATCCTTCCGGAATCAACACCACCGTGACTATCAACAGTATAGTCGGAAGCCTTTATGTCCGACTTGGCTTTTTCTATAGTTGTCCTGACGAAAAAGATTTCCGCAATTGTGTTGCAGCTATGACATATGGAGATGATTTCATTGGATCTGTTCATGAGAAATTTTCTCACAGGTTCAATTACATTATCTACAAGCAGTTCTTAAAGACTTACGGAATTAAGATTACTCCTCCTAATAAGAGTGAGACCGAAAGTCCCTTCCTGCCCGCTCCAAGTGTGGATTTCTTGAAACGACACAACACCTTCATCCCTGAACTCCATACTTGTGTTGGGGCGTTGGATGAAATGTCGATTGTCAAGAGTCTCTGCTCCAATGTTAGATCAAAAGTCGCGTCTCGAACTGATGTTGCTGTTTCATGTATCGAAGGTGCTCTTAATGAGTATTTTTTCCATGGCCGAGAAACGTATGACTTTAGGCGAAGTCAATTAAAGGAAATTTGCTCTCGGGAGAGAGCAAATATTCCGCTCTCCCTTCTGGACTTATCATTTGATGAGCGAGTCCAGATGTGGAAGGAAAAATATAAAGACACTTAGTTACAACTATGCTGAGGAAGTGTCTTTAATCTCCCACCTATTACATGTTGCATATACATATAATATATATTTTACACGTTTTTATTAAAATCTGTACATAACCCTCCTGTAAATAATCAGCGTTGTGCTTCGTCGCAAAGTCTAAACGAAGCCCTTGATAGTCGGCGCGGTACTGAAAACCGCGCAGTGTCGGATGACACGATAATTCCTCATTCTAGTATGGACCCTTTAATTTCCACACAAGAACAAACAATGCGATTTGTGGAAGAATCGCCCCAAGATGTAGTTCAAATTTCTTCTGGATATGAATCTACCCGAATGGAAGGCATTGACACTGATTTGAGCTTGCAACAATTCTTTGAAAGACCAATACGAATCGCATCATACGATTGGCTCATTGGTGGAATCTCTCTTTTTGAGGGGTTCAACCCTTGGACCTTGTTTTTCTCCCAAGCTAAAGTCATTAATCGGATTTCCAATTTCAAGAATCTTCAAGCAAAGCTCCATGTAAAAGCTGTTATAACTGGTTCACCTTTCCACTATGGTCGAGCCATTCTTGCTTATACACCATTGCATACCAATGACCTCATTACACGATCCAGATCGAATGTTAGACAAGACCTGATAGGTCTATCTCAGAAACCCAACATCCATTTGAATCCCACCACTTGTGAAGGTGGTGAACTAGTATGCCCTTTTTTATGGCATTACAATTCCCTGAATGTTGTTGGTGCTGATTGGACGGAAATGGGTTTTATGACGTTGCGAGAATTTACACCTCTTGTCCATGCCAATGGATCCATATCTCCTGTTAACATTACTATCTATGCGTGGGCTACTGATGTTGTGCTGTCGGG